GAAAGCGAGAAAATGGACACACGCGGCGATTGCATAAGGGTAGTGCATCCACTTTTCCAAGTGGAGGGAGGCGGTTCGATTCCGACCTCGCCGCTCCAACTGAACGTTGGGCAGATCAGCGTGAAACAGGCATGCAGGCTGAATGAACTGTGGCATTCACGGTTCCCGCGCATAGAGGAAAGCAACATAGTTCGCAACAGGCGCAGCGCATGCTTCGGCGCAGAGTTTGAAGGTGTGTTTTTTGCGTGCGCGATCTGGAGCGACCCGATAGCGGCTAACCGCCTGAAAGATGGCGACAAGTTGCTAGAACTGCGCCGAATGGCGATTGCCGATGACGCACCAAGAAACACTGCAACGCGCATGCTTAAAGTGATGGCGCTGCTGATACGCAAGAAGTGGCCCGAGCTTGTTGGGCTTGTCAGTTATCAAGACGTGGAGGTTCATCATGGGACGATCTACAAAGCGGGCGGATGGAAGCAAGAAACAACCGCAACCCTTACAGACTGGACAACCGCAACCCGAAAGCGAGCCACAGCCCAAAGCACCGCCCCAAAAGTACGATGGAGGTTCAATCTATGACGACGAGGAATCGCTCGAATATTTCGACCGCTTCATTGCTGGCGACCGGTGACGCCTAACGTTGCCGGTAACCGGCTTGACCCGGTACTCCGGGGCAAGTCCGGTTGACTGGCGTGTTAGGCCCCATGTTGACCGAAGGCATTGACGATGGCACGCAAAAGATTCAAGTGGACGCGCACAATTTACAAGCACGCCGACTGGATGGCCCGCTTCTACGGCCGGCACATCTATGAACTGCCCGAGCGCCCGCCGTTGCTGCTGCAGCGGTACTACGACCTGTGGGAGCGCCACCGACAGAGCGATGACCCGCTGTTGCACTCAGTGCGCTACCGACTGAGCCGGAAGCAAGAAACCGACGAGATACCTTTTTAGGAGGCCGCGATGGCTGATGGGCACATTACCGTGACGATTGACAACCCGGATGTGGTGGCAGACGCGACGCGCTTTCGCTGGCTGTGCGCGCACCCTGATTGGCACTTCATCGAGCGCCTGTGCCGCGAGTTCGCAGCCGACAGCAGCATGGAGTTTCTGGCCGGACTGCGCCGCGTGATTGACGCGCGCCGCGCTGTGGAACTGGACCCCCTGGAGCAGCATGTTCCGCCTGGGGCCTAACAAGAGTTGAACGCCCCTTGCAAGCTCTGTGATGAAAGATTGAGCACATGGCCTACCGAAGATCCAATTAATACAAAGAGAATCAAATGCTTAGTATCTCGGACGCCATTTACCGGCCAGATATCGGCGGCTGACCAGATCAGGCCACGCCCTTGACCTTCTCGAACGTCCTCAACCCGCCCAGGCCCAGCATGCCCAGAAGCAGCTCGTAGAGCATGCCGTCATTGCCCAGTTTGGGCGGGGTCAGGTTGGGCCACCAGATGGCCGCTGCCCACATCAGGATGGGGTACAGCAGGTACGTGTAGGCCAGCGCCCCGCCGCACACCCAGCCGATGGCCGGGCGCCAGCCGGCCACAAACACGCTGGGGCTGGCCGCCTCGGCTTGGTTGACCTGCAGCTGCCCTTGCACGATGGCCACCGCGGCGGCCAGCTGGGCGCGCTCGGCCTCGGTCTTGTCGGGCCAGATATTGTTGATGACGGTGCCGGCCAGGTCGGCCACGGCGGTGATGGGATCGGCCGCCATCATGCCGCCCCTGGTGGCTTTCCACCATGCGTGAGCATGTACCAGCCGGTGTAGAGCGCTGCGCCTGCGGCCGCCAGGTAGCCGGCCCAGCGCACCAGGGTGCCGATGCCGCCCAGCACGTGCAGGCCCGCCCTGGCCGTGTCGAGGATCTCGCGCACCTCGGTGGTGGTTGTGCTGTTTTTGCTGAGCTCATGCTCAAGCCCACCCATGCGGCTGTCGCCGCGCTGCAGGCAGGTCTTGATGTCTTGCATCACGACGCTCAGCTCGGCCATCTGCTCGGCCAGCACGCGGTGGTGCACCTCCAGCACGCGCACGCGCTGCTCAGTCGTTGGCGGGTCGGTGGCCAGGTGGGTGACGTTGTCGGTGGGCATGGATTGGCTCATCGTTTGATCAACTCGGCGGTGATGTGAATATTCCACCAACTGACGGTTGCAATGCCCAGGCCGCCGAAAAGCCCAAATTCGCAACTGCTCCCACCAACTACTTCAAAAACGCCGCGCACGGTCTGACTCATCCTGGTCAGTGAAATTGGGGCGGCATTCCCATACACCGTGGCGCCGGACTGCGTACAAAACGGCTTTGAAACTGCGTTAGGCCCAAAATCCGTGCCGCCGCCCGTTTTTTGGGCGTCGTAGATGATGGTGACGATCAAGTGACCATCACTCTCGGGCACGATTGTTTGAGAAGTTACGGTTGACATGCTTTAGACGATGGTGGATTGAGTGACAGGCCCCCCAACGACAGCAAAGTCGTAGACGGTTGTGATGCTGCCAGCTGCAATGGCAGCTGTTCCGATTTGCAGCAACACCCAGGCGCCCCCGTTCCAGCGCTTGAGCTGGTTGCCGTTGGCACTGTCGAGCCACAGATCCCCCACGCCCTCAGCCGTGGGCGCGCTGCCGGCCACAAACGTGGTCACCTTGCCGTCTGCGGTGGCCTGTGCGGTGGCGGCGTTGCTCAGTGCGGTGCCAATGCGGGTATCTGCAGCCAGCGCCCAGGTGCCGCTGGCGTACACATACTGCCGGTTGCCGTCATCGGTATCGAACCACAGGTCGCCATCGTTGGCCGCGCCGGGGTTGCTGGCCTGGTAGTAGCTGGTGATTTTTCCATCGGCCAGCAGCTCGGCCGCCGCGGCGGCATCGAGGGCTGCCTGCACGCCGGCATCGCGCACATCCATCCAGGCGCCAGCTTCGCGCAGGTACTGGCGGTTGCTGGCGTCGGTGTCGATCCACAGATCGCCATCGATGGCGCCGCTGGGCGCGCTGGTTTGCCGCCAGATCGTCTTGCTGCGGGGGCCAGCCACCTGGTGGGCGGCGTGGTTGCTCCACGGCCCACGCACGCCCAGGCTGTTGATAGCACGCACGCGGAACAGGTAGCACACGCGGCTGCGCAGGCCGGGGATGGTGGTGCTGGTGGCATCACCCGGCACCGGGGGCGCGGCCGGCCAATCGGTGCTGGGCATGGCGAGCGCGGCCTCGGTGTACTGTACCTCGATGCTGCCGCTTTGGCGCACGGCCTCGCTGGCCACCGCCGTCCAGCTGACGGTGGTGCGGCTGATGATGCTGACATCCTGGGCCGTGCTGCTGCTGGTGGCCGACAGGCCCGTGATCTGCGCCACCGTCAGCGGGTTGGGCAGGCTGGTGTTGGGGCTCAGGTCGAGCGTTGCGAATGTGGTGTCGGGGGTGTAGATCGCCGCTGCCGTTTCGCGCAGCGTGAGGATCACGCCGCCGGTGGCGCTGAACTCCCAGCCCAGCACCTCCATCTCTTTGGCCGACCAGCCAAAGGTGGGCAGGGTGACGGCCACCACGTCGAAAAGCTCCAGCTGGTAGGCACGCAGGTTGCACGGCAGCGTGACGGTGAGGCCCTCACGCGCCTCGCGCATCAGCACGCCGCACACGTGCTGGGCATGCACCACACGGGTGACGCCGGCCAGCGGCACCTCGCGCACCAGCTCGCGCCCATCGGCGGTGACGTAGCTGGCCGCCCGCACCTCGGCCGCTGGGGCGCTCACATAGGCGTTGGCCGTGCCCACCACGGTGATCTCGGTGGCGTCGGTGATCCAGTCCTCGGTGATGGTGGTCACCGGCGCGCGGTACACACCCGCGCGCAGCGTGAGTGCGCCACCGGCCCAGCCCCACTGGCCGGCCATGCTTTCGACAATCTCGCTCAGCGCTTCGTCGGGGTTGGCATCGAGCGGAATGGCGATGCCGCACTGGTACAGCGGCCGCACCTCGGTGAACCCGCTATCGGTCAGGAATGAGGTGCTCACGTCGCAGGCATTGGCCGCAGCGGTGAATGCGGCGGCATTGATCTCGCTGCTGGAGCACCCGCCCCCGTTGGCGTATAGCGACCAGTCGCGGGCGATCAGCGCGGGGTTTTCGCTCCAGGCGGTGGTGCCTGTGCGGGGGTCGTTGACCTTGGCCCCACGCATCACCGCACTGAAGCGCGGCACACCCGAGGGGTAGGCGTCGGTGTTGTATTCCATGGTGACCACCAGGCAGGCGATGCCGTCGAAGTGGTCGGTTGTCTGCACCTGGCTGCCGACCAGGGGCTCCAGCGCGGTGTAGAGGTTCTGGCCCGGCGCGCCGGTGTAGGCCCGCACACGCAGGTAGCTGTCTGATTGCGTGACCTGGTAGCTGATGTACGCCGTGGTGCTGAAGGCTGGCCCGCCGCTGAGCGTGACCACGCTGCCCACCACCGACACGGTGAACAGGCCGGCATCCACGCTATCACCGCCCAGGCCATTGGTCCAGCTGGCCGACACCGACCCAGCAATGGGCGTAGCCGCCAGGGTGAACGTGCCCGCCGTGGTGATGGTGGTGGTTTCCTGCCGGCTGTCGCCCGCCGTCTTGAGGTAGGGCGCCGTCTGGGCGTAGCCGCTGCCATCGAGCGTGAGGGCCACGTCGTTGGCGTAGACGGTCTCGATGGCATCCACCTCGTGCCCGGCCAGCGCGATCACCAGGGTGTAGAACTCGCTGTGCGTGCCGTGCGTGCCCTTGAAAAGCACACCGTCGACATTGCGCACGCGCCCATACACCCGGCTGCGGGCGGCCTGGGCGGTTTCGGTCATCACCAGCCGATCCTCCAGGCTGGCATTGAAGCGGTCACGGGCGGCGCTGGCCGCTTTGCGCTTCTGGTAGCCGCCATAGGCCGACGATGCAGCGAACAGCGCCACACTGTTGATCACCGCGGCGTTGGCTGTCAGGGCGGCGGCCACGTCGAAGGCTGCGAAGCTGCCCTCGGCGAACGCAAAATCAAACAAGGCGGCAGCGACGGTCTCAGCCATGCGGCACCCCCTTGATGGGCTTGGTGCACCGCCATGCGCGCTGCACATCGGCGGCTGGCACCACCACCAGGCCGCAGGTGCCCGGCGCCATGAACTGCTGGCCCAAGCACACCGACAGGGATGGGCGGCCCATCATCGACACCAGGCCGACGTCGCCCGGCTGTGCCAGATCCGCGCGGATGACAGGACCCAGCCGGTCACAGGCCAAGCCGGTGATGCCGCCATGGGCCTGCAGCGCGCGGGCGGCGCCCAGCTCGCTGGTGTAGCTGGTGCGCAGATCGGCGGCAGGGTCCTGGCCGGTGACCGCAAAGACCGCATCAGCGGCGAACAGGCAGCAATCGTTGCTGCCCCACTTGAACGGCGCGGCCAGGCGGGCCGACACCAGCGCGGCCAGCTGCAGCATCCAGTCGTGCCGGCGGGCGGGGCCGGCGCAGGCCGGCAGGGTTTTGGCGGGCGCGGCAGTCATTGGCGGAAGAAACTGGCCGCAGGCCAGATGTCCTGGTGCTGGCTTTGGCTGAGCACGTAGCGCAGGCTGGTGTCGCCCGGGTAGAGAACCTGCTGGTCGTTGTCGGTGTAGCGCAGGGGCTTTGGCATGCGGTATGTGGCACCACGGTGCAAGGCCGTCACGCCGATGGTGCTGGTGGTTGCGCCGCGGGTGATGGGCATCTGGTCAAGTGTTCCGGCCCACACCGTGGGGCGGTCAAGCACGGCGTGCGTGGCGGGGTCGAGCACGGCCAACTTGACGGTGACTGCCCTACCCCGCGCATCCTCTTGCATGGCCAGCGCCAGGTTGTCGCTGGGCACGCCGCTGAGGGTGAAGCGCAGGCCCTGGCTATCGCCCGGCGTGTCACGCACCGCCTCGATGCCGCCCAGGCTGCCGGCGCCGATGTACAGCGTAGGGCCGGCCTGGATGCTGACCGCACTGCTGGCCAGGCTGACCGCTGGCGAAAATGCCATGTCGACCAGCAGCGCCATGGGCACCACATTGCCCGACAGCACGGCCAGCGCGGGGGCTGAGATGGTGGTGCGCATCAGTACACCTCGACCAGATCGAGCGCGGCGCCCTGGGTGAACCCCGGTACCTGCATGGTGCCGCCCACCATGGCCGGCATGATGAACTGTGCGGTTGGCCGATACCAAGTGACCGCCGTGCCGCCGGCGATGGCGCCGCGCACGCGGTTGACCAGCGGCACCGTGATGGCGCCGGCATCGTTGGCCACGCAGTCGCTGGCCACCTGCAGCAGGTGGCCGCTGCAGCCGATCATGTCGCCGGCCAGCAAGGTGGCGGGCTGGGCGTAGGCCGTGGGGGCGCCGATCTCCAGCTGCACGTTGTCGAAGTTGCCATAGGCGGCAGCACCAGACCCGCCATTGATGTACAGGCCCACCTTGGCCTTGGCAGCGTAGGCGGGCGCCGTGAATGTTGCGCTGCGCCGCGCCCATGATCCAGGCAGGGCTGCTGATGTCTGATCCAGCGAGATGAAGGCGCCACCCGCGTCGTACCACAGCACCTCCAGCAGCACGGTCGTGGCGTTGAACCCGTACACGTCGAAACTGTAGCTCACCTGCTTGCCGGCGTAGGCGCCCACTGCGAAGGTGGTGGTGCGGGCACCAATCACCGCGCCCACGGCCAGCGCACTGGCGGCAAGCTGCTGCATGGCGGGGCTTCCATAGCCTGCACCGCGGCTGTAAGTCACCGTGCCGGTGCTGCCGCCGGTCTGCAGCACCCAGCCGTCGGCCAGGCCGTCGCTGTTGCTGTCCAGCTCAAAGCCGGCGTAGACCAGCAGGTTGGCATTGGTGCAGCCGGCCAGCGTCAGCGTGGCATCACCCCGCGCCGCACCAGCCCCCAGCGTGGGCGCACCGCGCAGCGTGCCGGCGGGCTGGCCGCCGCTGCCGTGGTGCCACAGGTTCACACGGTTGACGCCGCCGGCCATGTTGTTGAGCAGCGCCGCCACGGCGCCGGCTGAGCGCACCGCGGGCAGGCTGAGGCTTACCTGCCAGCGCTCGGCAACGTAGTCGACGGCCTGGGTGGTGCCGTTGAATGGGCTGGTGAACTGCGTGCCGGCTTTTTGCAGTTGCCACTGCACGGCAGCGGGCACGATAGAGGCGGGCCAGTCGGTGGTGCTCATGGGTTACTTTCAGGCCAGCACACGCTGGCCGCGCAGCTCGGCGCGCATGGTTTGCAAGGCACGCTGCATGCCCCACTGCACAGCGGCATTGACCTCGCCGCGCGTGACGCCCGCGCTGATGTTGTTGTGCACGTTGACCACCGGCGCCGCGGCGGCTGCGCCCATGTTGACCTGGCTGGCGGGGGTGACCACACCGCCACGGCCGCCGGTCATCAGCCAATCCTGGCCGCCGGTGGTGAACACTTCAAACCCGCGCTCGTTGACGCGCTGCAGGCTCATGGCGCTCACGCTGCCGCCGTTGGCCTTGGGCGCACCAAAGCCGATGGCGCCCAGCACGCTGCCAAAGATGCCGCCGATGTTGCCGCTCTTGGCAAAGTCGCCCAGCAGCGTTTGCCCCAGCTGGGCCGCGCCGGCCTGGGCGATCATCTTGATGATCATGTTGCCCCACAGCTGGCCGATGCTGTCAAAGTTGCCGCGCAGCGTGGCCTCCAGCGTGTCGCCCAGGGTGTCCTGCGCATTGCGGGCAAACTGGTCGAGCATGGTTTTCATGGTGTCGGTGGTCTTGTCGGCCTCATCGGCCACCAGGCCCAGCGCAGCGGTGGCCGCCTCACCAAACTGCTGGGCGCTGATGGCGCCCGCCTCAAAGTATTTGGCCAGCAGCGCCATGTCGTCGCGCTGGCGCTCCAGCTTGGCGGTGGTGGTGTTGCCCAGCAGATCGGCCAGACGCTTCTGTTCTTCGCGGAACGTGCCGGTGTCGCCCGCGGCGGCCTTGGTGGCGCCGGTCACCTTGCGCATGGCTGATTCGTACAGGTCAGCCGACAAGCCCAGATCAAAAAACAGCTTGTCGAGCAGCGCCACCTCATCGGCCATCTTCTGGGCCTTGAGCACATCGGCATCGCCAATGGCCCGGCCCACCGACTGCGCCACCTCATCGGCGTAGCTGTACGCGGCGGGCGGCTTGTCGGCCTTGGCCTTGTCGCCGCCCTTGCCGCCCTTGCTGGACGGCGGCAACGTGGGCAGGATTGACGGCGGGTTGATGAACCCCCGGCCCGCGCCCGCCTCACGGCTGGACGTTTTGCCGATCGACAGCAGGCGCTGCTCTAGCTTGTCGAACTCTTCGCGGGCGGCCTTGGCGTCTTTCTTCATGATGTCGCCAATGGCGGCAGCACCCTTGAAGTCGAGCGATGCAAACAGCACGGCCTGCGCGGCCAGGCCGCCGATCTCGGTGCCGATGCCCTTGAGCACAAACGCCACGTTGGCGCCCAGCACCGCCACCGCTTGCAGAGGCACGGCGATCATGTCGCTGAGCGAGCCCTGCCCGCCCCAGTCGCGCCCGCTGAAAGCCTGAAACATCTGGTTGATGGCCGGCACCAGCTGGTTGAGCAGGTTTTGCGCGGCCTCTTCGGCGCTGACCTTCAGCTTGAACAACTCTTTGTTCAGCGCCTCGGCTTGCTTGGCCTGGTCTTCGGTGGTTTTGCCGTTCAGCTCGCCAGCGTCGGCCAGGTCTTTGAGCAGCGGCGCGGCTTGCTTGATGCTCTTGCCGAACAGCTCTTGCACCACCCGCGCCTTGTCGCCGTTGTCGGCAAAGCCGGCCAGCGCCACGGCGGCCTGCTGCAGGGCGGTGGCGGGGTCTTGCGCCTTCAGGTCTTTGATCGACAGGCCCAGGGATGCAAACACCCGGGCGGCATCGCTGTCAGGGTTGCCGGCCTCGTTGAGCGCGGCATTGAACTTGACCAGAATGCCGGCCACATCGTCGAGCGTGCCGCCGTTGAGCTTGGCCACGCGCTCCAGGCCGCTCAGGCCCTCGATGCTGGCGCCGGTGGCGTCCGCCACGTCGTTGAGCGCATCACGCGCATCCAGCGCGCCTTTGACAAACGCCGTCAACCCCGCCGCGCCGGCAATGGCCGCAAAGGCCGGGTTGATCAGGCCCACGGCGCCGGCAAACTCGGTGGCCGTGCTGCCGGCCGTGGCCATCTGCTTTTGCACCTGGCCGATGACCCGGCTGGCCCGGTCTTCGGCGGTGAGTACGATCTTGGCGTTGGTGGTGGTCATCGGCGGGCGGCTCGTTGTTGCTGTTCGCGCTTTTGCAGGGCCGTGCGGATGACGCGCATCAGCTCGATGTGGTGGTGCCAGTCGGGCACGGGGTGCAGGGCCTCAAACACTGCCCAGCGCTCAGGCGCCCAGCCTTCACAGAAGCCCCAGCACTGCAGCGCCAGATCGGCCGCGGGGCGCAGGGGCGGCGGGGCGCCGTACAGGTCACCCAGGCCGGCGTCTTGCAGGGTGCACATGTCCTCACGGCCGGCGTGGTACTGGACATGCGCGGCTAGTTTTTTGCGTCAGCCTCCAGCGCGGCAGCACGCTGGGCCATGCGCTCGGCCAACACATCGGCCAGGGCCTGCGCATCGGCAGGGCGGGCATCGAGCACAGTGGCCACGGCGCCGGCCTCATAGGGCAGCGGGGCGTCGGCATCACTGCCATCAGCCGGCAGCACATGGCGCACGCGCAGGCCCTGCCAGCCGATGATGGCCTGCTCAAGCACTGAGCGCATCAGCACCAGATAGGCCGCGCCGGTGGCCTGGCCCACCACGCCGGTGCGGTGGGCGGCCAGCAGCACCTCGTGCCCGGTGGGCAGGCGCAGGCGGTACTCCACATCGCCCAGGGTGTGGGCCACTTCGCGGGCCGCCAGGGCGCGCTGCTGCAGGGTTGCCAGATCCATGCGCTACCCCGCCCGATCAGGTGGCGTAGCGGGTGGGCTCAGCCGACAGGCTGATGCTGATTTCGCCGCGCAGCGTGCTGTCGCTCACCGTGGGGGTTTTCTGCAGCGACCAGTAGCCGTTGGCCAGCAGCCGGCTGTTGTTGGGGAACACGATGCGCACGCCGGTGACGGTGGCGGTCTCGCTGGCCGTTTGCACGGTGCTATACCAGCTGAGGCTGGGGTCGTCAAACAGCGGCAGCGTGATGTCGATGGGGTCGCGCACCGTGGGGATGCGCTTTTGCGTGCGGTCGGCCAGGGTGGTCACGTCGGCATACTGCTGGCCGCCACCGGTCACCGCAAAATCGGCGGTGATCTGGGTGATCTGCGTCCAGGCGGTGATTTCGCGCACGCTGCCCGTGCCGGTGCCGGCGGGGTAGTTGGTGACGCTGCTGGTGTCGATGCCCTCCAGCGTGACATCGTTGGTGGCCACGGCCGACACGCGCACCAGGCGGCCGTTGAGGCGGTCCCAGCCCGAGGTGAGCTCGATGATGTCGCCCACGATGACGCCGTGCGCCGCCGACAGCGTGGCCACCGCCGGGTTGGCGTTGGTGATGGCCGACATGGTGGCGGCAGTGCCGTAGGTGCTGGCAATGGCAAAACTGGTGCCGACTGCTGAGGTGATGGACATGGTGCGGGCTCCTAGCTGAGCAGGGTCTCGGGTGAGGCGGGGTTGGTGAAGTACGTGGCCTGCAGGCGCAGCGTGATGGCGCCCACCGCGGCCTCGCCTTGTTGGGTGATGGCCCGGCTGATGCCGGTGGTGGTCAGGTCATACGGCACGGGGGCCGTAAACAGCAGCGGCAAGCCGCCAGCGGCCAGGGCGTGCAGGGTGTCGTCCAGATCGGCAGTGACACGGGCAAAGGCCACCGCCTCGATCTCAAGCGTGTGGCGGTGCGCGCCGCTCAGGTCGGCCCGCTCGATCAGCTCATCGGCAGCAGTGATGCGCCAGGCCGGCAGGCTGGCCTCATCCAGCGGCCAGGCGCGGCTGGCGTACACGCGGCCACCCGTGGCGGCCAGCGGCACCAGCCGGGCGGCCAGGGCGTCGATCACTTGGGCTGCCGCCAGTGCCATGGCTACACCCGCGCCAGCACCAGGCGCAGCAGGGCGCCATCGGGCGGCTGCTTGAGCACCTGGCGCACGGTGTAGGTGGTGCCAGCGGCCACCAGGGCCTGGCCAGCAGCGGCAGCAGGCGCATCGGCCGCCACCACCATGGCCACAGGCTGCACGGTAAGCACGTCATCCACCACCACCTCGGCCGACACGTCAACAATGGCCGTGATGGCGCTGCCGGCCAACGTGGCAGCGGCACCAAACACGGACAGGTAAACGGCGGGGTCGTCGATGGGCATGACGGTGCAGCCGATCAGGCCGAGTTGCCCGGCCCAGGCCGGCGCGGGGTGCGCTTGGGCGGCAGCGGGTCGGCCACCGGATCAACGGGGTCGGCAGAGCCGGCCATCAGGTCAGACGCCACGGCCACCACGGGCATCACCTTGCCGGCGTTGGCCAGCTCGGCGGCCAGCGGCCACGGCAGATCGACAGTGGCGCCCACCTCCACGCGCTGGCCGGCCAGGTAGAACGGCCGCTGCACGGTGTAGGCGCTGGTGAGCTGGATGGGCATGGTGGTGGCGCTGTTGGGTGGTGCGGGTTGAGGCACCGCGCCAGCCACCAGGGCCGGCGCGGCTTGCACGCTCATCAAGTGATGGACGTGGCGCGGCTGAAGGCAGCCGCCTGGCGGATGCCGATGTCCACCGACTGCATGGCCCGGATGCCGGTGATGCCGGCAGCGAACGAGGCGTAGGGGTTGAGCGCGATCTCGAACATGCCCCACTCGCCGATGACCACCTGGCTGAAATCGCCAAACACCATCGACGCGGCCGTCACCTGGGTGGTGGTGGTGGCCAGGAAGCCGCCCATCTCGCCTTCCAGGATCGAACCCTTCCACAGCGGGGTATCGGTGCTGGTGAAGCGCTGGCGCTGGGCCAGCAGGCCAGCCACGGCGGGCGTGGTGAGGTACGCACTGTTGGCGGCCAGGGCATTTCCGGCGGCCACGTCGGTCTGGAACTCCACGATGCCGGCATACGCCAGCGACGTGCCCGTGACCGAACCGATACCACCGGTGGCCGAGATGCCGGTGGGCTGGCCGCTGGCGCCGGTGCCTTCCAGGGCAGCCAGGTCGATGGCCAGGGCGATGACCTTTGCAAAGTCGTTCATCACCAGCATGTCAGCCGAGGGGGTGCTTTGCAGCATCAGCAGGCGCGACACTTCGGTGTAGGCGCCCACGGTCTTGGGCGTCAGGGCCAGCTGGCCGATGGTCTGGTTGCTCTCGGTGATGGCGGTGGCCTCGTTGGCCAGCCAGTAGCCGGTGGCGGCGCCCGTCAGCTTGGGGATGGCCACGTTGCCCACCAGGCCCGGCAGCATGGTGGCGCCCAGGCGGGCCACCACGGCGCGGGCGCGCAGCAGGTCGATGAAGTTTTGCGGCTGCAGGTTGGTGGCCACCAGGTTGCCGCCGGCGGTGGGGGTGCCCACCGTCAGGTCACGCTGCAGGATGTCCATCGGCACGTACACGCCGCCGTTGACCGCCTCGGGGATGCCTGCGCGCTTGCAAATGGCGTCAGAGCACTCCTTCTCAAAGCCGGCGCCGCGCCAGTCGCGGTCGGCCAGGGCGCGGATGGCGCGCATGACGCTGAAGCGCTTCTGGTCGCCCTTGCTCAGGTCGAGGTTGGTGACCTGGGTGGTCTGGGCCGACGTGATGGCGTTGGCCATCAGGTTGCGGAAGGCCTGCACGTCGGTGCCGTTGTCGATGGCCTCGGCGGCCTTCTTGATGCCGTCGAAGCGGCTGAACTGCTCGCCGATGGCGCGCAGCTCGGCGGCGCGCTTGCGCTCGGCCTGGGTGGCGGCGGCCACTTCGGCCGACAGGTTGAGGGCCGGCGCAGCGGGGGCTGCGGGCTGCTCGATGGTGGCTTGGGTCATGGTGCGGTTCTCCGATGGGGAGGGAGTGATCGGGGCGGCCGGTGCGGCCAGGGGGGCGGCGCTGACAGGGGCGGGCAGGCGGGGGTCGTCGTCAGCGTTGCGGCCCACGCCTACCGAGGCGTCGGCCGGCACGCTGACCAGCGAGACCTCGTAGGGCTCCCAGTCGGTGACGCGGTAGGTGTCGGCGCTGCTGTCGCCGGTGTTGGGGTCGCCCTCCACCTTGACCAGTTCGGCCTCATGAATGAGGTAGCCCACGCTGACGTTGCGGCGGATGCCATCCACCACGTCTGCGAAAACCTCCTCGGCGTCCGCGCTTTTGCCAAAGCGCACGACGGCCCGACATACCCTGTCGGCGCCGATGGAAACGGACTCGACCACGCCGATCTGCTCATCGGTATTGTGGTTCCACAGCAGCGGGGCACCGCTCAACAGGCGCGATAGGCGCACGGCCTTGGCGCTGCAGTCCAGCACCTCGATGCCCCACCAGCGCTGGTAGGGCGTCTCACTGGCAAAGCTGAGCTCGACGGTGCGGGCGGCGGCGTCCACCGCGGCGCGCTCGATGGCCAGGAAGCGCTGCACCTGGGCGCCCTTGCGCAGGGCCGGCGGCGGCGGTGGGTTCTTGCTCATGGTCGGCATGTTGGCCGCCGCCGAACTTTGCGATCAGGGGGAAAAATGGCACAGGCGAAGAGGAATAGGCGCCCGCAGATGACCTGTAGGCGGTCCAGCGTGCGCTGATCGTCCCCGAAG